GATACCCGTAAAGCCCATCATGGCTTTAGGGGGATTTACCTGCTTGTCCAGCAGCTCCAGAATTTGTCCGGTGCGCTTATTCCGCATGTCTTGCAGGAACACCAGCCGCTGCACTTCAGACTGCCCCCAATAGTAATCGTATTGCGGTGATGGGCAAATTTGCACAAACGGCTGCTCACCCTTGAGGAAAAGACTTTCCGCAGGACGGTCATAAATAAATACTTGCGGGTCAGCAATGGTGACGCAGATGTAATCATTGATCTCGTCATCAAAAACCCACAACTCATACATTTTTACGGTGGGTTCACCAATGCGCGGCACATAAGTATTTGTGCCAGCAAGACTCATTTGTACGTTACCGTAAATGGTCGGGCTGATTGCAGAGGTTACAAGTCGCTCAACACCTTCTGGATATTCCTTGGTGTTTTGTTCTGCCAATGCAATGCGGCTGATAATGTCATCACGGTTCGGATGCGAGTAAAGGCGAGAATACAACTCGCTCTTTGTCATAAAGTATTCCTGCACCATCGCCTCTTGGCGATCCGTGTACGGGGTATCTTCTCGCAGCACACCAAAGACACCAGGCTCAACCATGTAAGGATGGATGCCATTGCGCCAGATCAGCTTTACAAACGCACTGTTATAACAAAGCGCCCAATTTAGTGCCTGACCAAACACCTGATCTGCATTGCTATTAAGCCAGTAGTCATGCAGCGCCCTGGTCAGGGCGGGAATCATCTTGTGGTAAGACTTTGGTTCAGAAGCGCCGATGTTGATTGAAAACCGCGTCGTATCTGCGGAATACATAAACGCAGATAGCTGGTCAATATGCGGATAAATCTTATTGAAGTGCGCCGGAGATTCGCTTTGCCCTGCACCGTGCAAATAATAAGAGCGCAAGGTTGAGTAATTCGCCATGCGCTCATTTTGTGATACCAAACATTTTTGCAGCAGGTCAGAATAAAAAGCCTGCCGATCAACAGGTTCTTTTGGGATTCTCATTTAATCTTTAGTCCTTCATGGTCGGCCATGTAAGAGCCAACTTTGGGGCCGGTAAGTGATTGCCCACTTCCTTTTACAGCCTGCATACCGGAAACCGTTTCACCATTAACAGGTTTCAGATTGTAGTTTCCGACTTCAGCAGGTGAACCCCAACGCGGAGCAAAAGGATTATTCGGCGTTGCGTAGCGCGGCGGCTGCGCTTCACCTTCTCTGGTTGATTTAATATCACCCATCTTAAAATCCTTTGCCAAACTCTTCAGAGTGCTGTCATTATGCTTGGTTTTGTCGCTTTTTACACCAATAGGCTTCAAAAATACAACAGAAACGTCAGAACAGCCAGCAGGACACACGGCCTGGGTTGATTCAAAAAAACCATGCACAGGGCATTTGTAATCCTTCAAAACAGCCATCTTGCTCTCCTATTTAAGTATTTTCTTATGATTAAATGAGTATTTGTTTACAATTCCAATACGCATCTTTATCTCTCCACCTACACTTTGCAATCCCATGCTTCTAGCCATTGCTGGCCGCTGCTCTTCCCTGCGGTGATACCCAACACTTTTCCTTCCAGCAATATCTCTGCGGGGGCCAGCCTCTCCATTTTCCAGCGCAGTCAGTGCGCGTGACAGTTTCCGCTGCACCGATTCGGTCATTGGCAGCTCCTGCTTGTAAACGCGCCGAAAATGGGTGTAATCAATCTCTGCAAAGTCCGTGAATTGATACATTGTAAATCCACGGTTCCTATTCAGATACATTGCGCTAATTCTGTCAATAATCTGCTGTTTTGTAAGGAATTTCATCAAAAACCCAGTGCTTTTAGGTAACTTGACACCTGTTTCTGCACTTGTTGACCGCTTGCACTGTCATTTTCGTCAGGTTCAACCTGTTTTTTGTCTCTTGTAAGGCGCATTTGGATCAAACGGGGCTGAATTTGCTCTGCATAAGCAGCCGCAGCCAGTGCCGAAGCGATAACGCGATCATCTTTTGCCCTGCCAGCAGCGGCAATCGTGCCGTTATCCCTGACGATACCCTTCATTTCATCAATGCAATCAGTGGAATACACATTGAGCATCCCTCTCTCGAAGTAATCCTTGAGGTAATTTAGCATCCTCTCCTTGCTGGAGTGGGTTGTCACCCAACCAATGCTATTAGATATATTGTAGGTATCGTTTCTACGCCACAAATAGTGCTTCATGTGACTCAAAACATCATGCAGGTGCTTCGCATCCCCGCCTGGCAGTGCTTCAGCCTGCCGTTTCAGGTTACGCATCTCGTTTAGCACGGCCTGACCTGGGCCATTGACCTCAAGATTGAGGGTAGAGTTGACGTAGGCTCCAGCCATGTAACAGATTACCCATGCAAACTGGAAGGTATTGAGTTCGCTGGTGCAAAACTCAGCCACCTGATCCATGCCATCGGCATAGCAGCGATAGACCTGGATGCAGAATCGGTCAGCCCAATCGCTAGAACCGTAAGCAGGATCAGCGCCAATGACGTAGTAGCCCGTTGATACCGGCTCCTCCCATATCTTCAGGGTGGATAGGCGCTCATTGGACTGGATAAGGCTGGTGTCCTGAAAGTTTGCCCCCATCGAGAAGCGGTAGGGAACAAACGCCTCTCGCTTGGCAATCTTCATGGCATCAGTACAACGGGCGGTAGAGAAGAAGCTGGAGCCTGTCATTACGAAGGCATAGTCCTCTGTAGGCGGGAACTCTTGATACATCAGCCCTTCGTCCTTCAGCCCTTCATGGAGCTTCCAGCGCCACCATGCCATCTGCCTGCTATTGACCTCTACGCCATAAATCTTGCGTATGTCTTTAGTCCATTCCTTCTCTTCGGCAGACAGCTTGCCATCCCAATACACCTTATAGATATCGGAATTCGGGTCAGCAGAATAAAACTGGTTACGCCACCATCCTACGAAGATTGCCTTCTGCGTCCTAGCCCGTTTTGCAGTGATCCACATATCATGGAACATATTGAACCCACGGGCAGTTGACTCAAACATATAGTAGCGAAGCGGGTTTGTCTCAGCCAAGGAAGCCAGCAGTGAAGCCAATCCCTCCTCGTCACCCCATGAGCTAGTCTCTGTGCCGTGCAGGAAGGTAATGCCCTTTCCTCGCCCAAGGCCACCCTTGGCGCGAATACCGGCTACCTGATAGAACATACGGCTGCGGTTCTTCAGCACCATCTGATTACGGTTATGGCTCATCAGAGGAATTTTGTATTCCTTCGGCAAGCCATCCATATACATCTGAAGAGTGCTTCTGAACTGTTCCCTGTTCTCTTCCGTATCTGTAGTCAGGGTGCCCTGCATACCAGGATGGATAAAGTGCCAGTAAAGGTCTAGGGCAAGGCTAATGGTCGTAATACCCAACTGCCTGCCCTTCAGCACTACAAAGAAATGTTTATCCTCTGCCAGCCCCCGTGCCACCTCATCCATGACGTAGGTCTGTGTACCAAGCAATTCGTTGCCTAGCACAACCATCCCACGTTCCTTGGACTCAATCTTCAGGTTTTTGCAAAAGGTGTAAAACTTGTCACGATTGAAGTCCATCAGCCCTCATCAGTGCCAGGCTCGTAGCGGAAGTCAATACACCGCTTGAACGCCAGCCGATTGTGTTTGCGACACCAGAGCTTGCACCCCGCAGACTCAGGGTTCCTCAATACAGCTTCTGTGCCAATGCTCCAGTAACAGGAGGCGCAACTCACTTGCGGACGATCTGTACCGTCTTGCCCTGCGGCCCATCCTGAGACACCAGCTTGAAACTGGCATCAGCATGGATAGCAACCACCGTATTGCCAAAGACTTCCAGGTTATACCCAACCCCGGTCAGCAGGGACTTAATCTCTTCAGCAGTCTCCTGATACCACTCAAACTGTGTCCATGATTCATACACAATCGGCGGATACTTGCTCTTCTTCAGAAACTCCTCACCTCCCACCAGCACCGGCAACTCAGAACCCTCTACATCCATCTTAATCAACCGCACCGGCTTATCAAACGCCAAATCATCCAGCTTGATGCACTCCACCGCTTCCTTCACCCCACCAGCCTTGGCCTCCTGACTATTTTCCCGCACCTTCGGACTCATACTCCAAGCCCCAATATTCGTATTGGTGTTGTAGTCAGGCATATCAATATCCACACAACCCTTAACACTACTCACCGCCTCGTTGTAAGCATGGACATTATGGCAATGATTCAATGCCACGTTCCCGCACAACTGCTGATACACCACCCGCTGCGGCTCCCAAGCATGTATCTCATACTGCGGATTAGCCTTCGCCATCGGAACCGTCACCGTTCCAATATTGGCACCAATATCCAACACCACCCCACTCTCATACCCACCAGCAATCATCGCGCACAGATTCACCACATCCCACTCATAATGCCCATACAACGCCAGATTCGCACTAATCAAATCCTGACCAGGCCGAACCATCATCCTACCGTGTCTTGTCTCTAAAACGTTCATATTCCCTCCCGTCCTCACTCATCAATAAATACTTCAACTGTTCACGATACATCCCATACCAAGGGTCAGCAGGATCAGCATCCTCCAACATCCTGATTGTTTCAAACACCACCCATCTACCCCTGGCTATCGCAAACTCAGAATACCGCTTTCCCCACTTCTTCGGGTCAACCCAATCCAACTCACTCAACCCGCCATATCCTTACACCATACCCCTCCTTCTTCGCTACAAACTTCATACCGAGCTTTGCACCATTACGTTTATTGTAATTACACATGGCCCCGATCTTCATATCACTCACCATAAAACTATCACCTACATTCATATCACCATACGGGAAGTTATGCTTCCTACGCGCCTTCGGAATCTCTACTCCACTCTCTACGTTATACATCTGCGTCTCCTATTTAGTTATCCAGCAGATTTAGTGTAACACAAAAAGGCAAATTCCTTTGGGGCGGGGAGGGGAGGGAATTCCAGATTTTTTATGTGGCGGGGAGCGGGATGGGGCACGCACGCTCGAAGGCTCAAACCCATTCGCATCGCCACACTCTGCGCCGTCCAGTCCGGCCTTCCCGATGCAATCCATCTATCCGGTGCAAGCTCGCATCCTAGGGCATCCTAGCCAATCGTCGGGCCGGATAACAGATGGCATGGCCAATGCCCCATGCGATTGTAGGGACTATTTAACATAATATAACCCTACGGGCAGTGTGGCAGTATCCCTCAATCCGCGAGCGCTCCCTCATATAGATATAGTCCTACATACCTACAGGCATAAATATTAAGGGCCTTATATATTATATAGGGGCCTTATATCATATATGGCGCTTATCAATAAATTCTACTTATGCTTAGATTAAAACAATCAATGAAAATTGTGTGAACTATGCTTGCGTTCATACGTTCATATATGTATATTGCAAGTGTAGTATCTTTCAATCCTAATGAAAGGGCATTAAATGGACATTGCACAATTAATCACTGATCGCATCATTGGTGAGCTAGAAAAGGGCGCGACACCTTGGGTTAAGCCGTGGCGCACTCTTAAACAAGCGCCAGGTGCGGGGATGCCGTATAACCCTGCATCTAAGACTGTTTACAGGGGTATCAATCATACTTGGTTGAGTATGCAGCCGTATGCAATGCCCTGGTACGTGACATTTAAACAAGCTCAACAGCTAGGCGGTACGGTAAAAGCAGGGGAAAAAGGCACGCCCGTCGTATTCTGGAAAATAGGTAAACGGGAAACCGTTGACGCTACTGGTGACAAAACCACTAGCGCCTATGCCTTGGTAAAAAATTATTGGGTATTCAACGTAGAGCAGTGCGAAGGTATTGAGATACCGGCCTTGCCTGAATTGCCTAAGCCAGAATTCGATCAAAGCCCTGCAGTTATGGGTGTTGTCGATAAATTGGCGTTATCCGGCGGATTAACACATGCCGGCGATTCAGCCTACTACCGTCCCTCGTCGGATGCTATCGTTATGCCACCAATGGCAGCATTCACCAGTGCAGCTAACTATCACGCCACACTTTTACATGAATCTGTACACGCTACAGGGCATAAATCCAGGCTTGATCGGCTAACTCCGGCACGGTTCGGGAGTGAGAATTACGCTTACGAGGAATTAGTCGCTGAATTAGGCGCAGCAATGCTTTGTTGCAAGCTCGGTGTCGATGGCGATCTACGCCATGCCGACTATATCGGATCATGGCTTAAAGCTCTCAAGAATGATAAAAAGTTTATCCTGAGCGCATCGGCAAAAGCTCAAGCGGCAATGGACTGGTTGACAGATACCGATGAACAAGTGGATAGTATGGCAGCCTGATTGTAGCGTATAGGGTATCAATCGGTACCCTATGCGATACCATTCCGGTATCAATCCTAACAAAAGAGGCAATCATGGAAATCAATCTTAAGACTGTAAACGCGCTGGCGAAATACATTGCACCAAAAAGTGATACCCGCTTTTATCTGAACGGCGTACTGATTGAGATCACGGAAAACGGCAGATTCTACGCTGCAACAGACGGGCATAAGCTCGTCGTAATCCGCGAGGCAAGACAGGAAACAGACACGAACGGCCAATGGATTCTGCCGCGTGACGTTATCATGGGTATCAAGCTGCAAAAGTCAGGGCGTACTGTTCTGGAAACCGCAGATCTGGAAACCGATGGGGCAAAGGCTAAACTAGACTATTGCGGTACCGGTACCGTATTTTCCTTTGTTGATGGAAAATTCCCCGATTGGCGTAGGGTTGTCCCGTCGAAAACGTCGGGTGAAGTAGCGCAATTTGACCCAGACCTGCTAGTAGCAGTCCGTGACTGTGCGGCCGCTACTGTTGGCGTAGGCAAATATACCGGCCTTTCTATCTTGCATAATGGCGGTAACGCTTCCCTGTATCAGTGCAATGACCATAATTTCATTGCAGTCATCATGCCCATGCGGATAAACGCGGCCGACGTTTATAAGCCGGTACCGGACGATCTGCACCTATTCTGGGGGCTGTCTAAGCCCCTGCAATCTGTAGCGGCCTAGTGTCCGGCCTGGTGCGCCCTACGGGGTGCACTTGGACGCGCATTAGCGTCATAACCTAACTATGAGGCAATCATGCAATTAAACATAAATGCAGAATGTATCGACGTACGAGATGTTATTGAGCGTGTGGAGAGTCTCGAGGATGTATTGCTTGCCGCATTTAATGAGCAGCAAGTGATTGAATGTGATGACACTGAAACAGATGACCCGATGGATAGTGCTTTTCGGGAATGGTGCAAAGTTACAGTGCATGAAGATGCAATTGAATATCTGTCTTTATGCGAACTGCTTGATGGTCTTTGCGGTAACGGTGGTGATGAACTATGGCGCGGTGAATGGTTCCCTATTACTTTGATATCAGAGGATTACTTCGTTGATTACGTTAAGGAATTGCTTATAGATTGCGGAGATTTGCCGAAAGACATACCGCATTACATTGAAATAGACTGGCAGAAAACGGCAGAAAATATCGCGGTTGATTATTCTGTTATTGATTTCAATGAAAAAACATTCTTTTATAGGTAATTCAATGCTTAACAATATCCTGCAATACCTGGCCGGTATGGTTTGCGCCCTGCTGATCTTGTGGGCTTTCTTTTCTAATATCTGAATGGGTGAACCAATGGAACAGCGGATAGACATCCTACGCGATAAGACTAGCGCCCTGTGCGACAAAGTGGACGAGCTACTGAACCAGGTCGAACGGCTAATGCCGGCGGATTATCCGGCCCTGCTGAACCTGATCAACGATGTTGACGATTGCATTAAGAATGCAAGGGAGGCGCTATGGAAATAGGTAAATATTACAACCATGACCCTAATCACTACCGCTTCAAGCGGTGCATGGATGATTGCGAGGGATTAAGGCCAGAGCGCCGTAGTCGATTGTACGACGCGCTACTGGTTATCTTGGCGATCATCTGTATGTTAGTGATAATGTTGTAAGTAAATGCTAACATAGTTTCAGATACAGAAAAAAATCGGTTTGGGCTGTCCGTACGTACGCGCCTATACGCGCCTATGTTCGAGGCCCTGCCGATGCAACAGCGGCCAATTAAAGGAATCCTATGCTTATTAAATGCCCTGCTTGCTATCAGAAGATCGGCCCCTATGACCGTAGCTGCCCCTGTGGCTGGTCGATCAGCGAATCAATGGCCCCTCCCTCCCATAATTGCGGCTGGCCCGATTGTACGGGCGCTGCTGCCACTAGCGTTATGGCGGCAGGTAAACGGGTGAACCTGTGCATGACGCACTATGCAGAATACCATCGCCGCCAGGCTAACGCGGGTGCGAAGGCTAAAGGACTGAATACCCCTGAGGCTTGTAGGGAATGGCTGAAGCAGAACAAGCTGCGCCCCATGAAGTTTTTGACTTAATTATTTTTCGGTGGCAGAATTCCATTGCCTGTGAAAAAGACAGGTCGCTTCAGCGGTGGAGCGTGGAACACAGAGAAACCATACGCATTGGGTTTCGGTCTTGATGTGCGACATTCTGTGTTCTGCGCCCATCATAACCGCGACCTGAAACCCAAGCCGTATGGTTTTTTCTTTTTCCTAGCTAGTAGCAAACACGGGGGTGAGGCCCGCCCCTCGCGTCGGTAGAGGCGACCAAGCGAATAGACGCTGCATTAAACGGCATGGTGTCCGTTGCTGAGAATATCTCGGCGTTGCAACCGGAAACGAGAGCCTCCCTCAATTTTTGAGGAACCCCACATATATACGTGGGGCCGTTGACTATGTGTGAATGTAGGAGATTAGGAAAAATGATTAGGGTGTTTGTAAATATAGACTTCAAACACAGGGAATCAGCAAAGAGAGCCGGAGCAAAGTGGGATTGGGTTAATAAATCCTGGTATTTTGAAAACTCAATCCCGCCTAGCTTCAGGACAGGTAAGCAGGCTAAGTCATTCGAGCAGCGGTTAGCAGAGGCCAAGCAGAGATATAAAGAAAAAAATAAAGTTTAAAAAAATATATGAATGTAAAAATAGGAACTCAAGAAGCTGTTTACCAAGCGATCAAGTCAGGTAAACGAAGTGCAGATGACATAGCCGAAGCAGTGGGTATTGATAAGCGCCAGGTGTACGGTTGTTTGCGTAGGCTAATCAGCAAAGGATTAGTGGAGAGGTATGAGAAACTTTCTAAAAATACTTTGTTTGAATACAGGCAGAAAAGTAATAAACGGTGTTTGTTGGCGGAACACTGGCGATGATGTTGAGAGATAGATTTTTTTAAACCCGCAGCATCCTAACTAGGGGGAATCATGCAGAAGCATGTGGTCGTGACGAAACAGAGGATACGGAACCATTTAATAACTGGTTTCTTAGCCGGAACTATTACCGCTATGTTTGCCTGGGGATTGTGGTCGTTAAACGCGATTGCAGATCAGGACAAGGTAGCAGCCAGTGAAGCAAGCATTGTGTCTAGTTGCCGACTGCCAGACGTAAATGGGGCGATGACCGTATTTGTCATGGAAGATGGCAAGATGAAGTGCTGGAGGTGGAAATGAGCGAGCCGCTTGATTACAAACTATTGCGGACACCAAAATATATTGCTGCATGGTGTTTCAATGGTGATTGGTCATTTCAGGTAAACACTCAATCAATACCCTGCTGGTTTTACAGAACAATGCAGCGATTGATTCTTGGTATTCATTGGAAAAAGCTATGAACGAGCCGACGATTGATGAACAGATAGTGGCGCTTTCAGAGTGCACTAACGAATACACGCCAACGAACCGCGCCATCCTCGCCAGCCTAGAACGCCTCAAGCGCCTCGACAGCCAGCCGGTGCCGGTGGAGCCAAGCAACGTGGCTATGACGCTGTTTGGAAATCGTAATCTTACGCACGTAGCTGACTACATCGACACCCTGCAATCCGAACTCAAGCGGGTGACGGAGGAACGGGATAACGCAACCACACTCTTAAAACAATGGAAAGAGGAAGGAAATCATTTATTTTGCCAGACCTGCGATTCCTGTGGCATTGATGATTGCTGCCCACCGAACCAATGTTGGCAGACTCGCGCCGAAGCCGCCGAATCCCTCAACAAGCGTCTGGTGGACGCAATACGAAATCTGCGGGATGTTAAAGGCAGACATAACACCGAAATTGCAACGACACGGTTATTTGAACTGCTCAAGGAGGTTAAATGACCTTCCCCGATAAGCTGACAGAGTTACTTGACGCAATCAAAAACGAAGTCAATCCATTCAAGAGATTCTCTTACGTTCAGCAAATGGATGCCCTGCTTGTCAACCACGCCGAAGCTATCAGGGACTTGGTGGTGGCGGCGGAGGAAATACACGCAGAACGTGACGAGCAAGGGAGGACACTTTGCTGCGAAACCCGAGGCGGACACCACGCAAAATGCGAACTAAATAATGCCCTCGCCAAATTGGAGCAACCATGACCAAAGCCGATGAACTGACTGAGCGCATTAAAAACGCCCTTGTTTACGGAACATCACACCCAGAGGCTTACATGACAAAGATTGATGAACTGTGGGAGAAGTATTCCGAAACGATAGGCTTTGGCATTGGAACGCAAGTATGCGTTGACCGTGCCAAATTCCTAGCAGCCCTGACCGAATACGGAGAACACCTCAAGTCCGAGGCGGTTAAGGTGTGCATAAACCTTCCGAATGGCGTAAGCAACATTAACCTAGCACCATATAAAGACTGCGCCGCTGCTATTGAACGGATGGAGATTAAATGACAGACCTTTTAATGCGTAATAATTACGACAATCCTGGCCATGCCTCAGCTATCAATCAACCAATGTCTTACGAAGCGATCTGTGTTCGCTGTGCAGGAATGTTGGGCGGCAAGATTACCGATCAACCCGTACACTGGAGGGTCAAGAAGTGCGACTGCTGCAACATCAAAGAACAGGTGACACACCCTAAAAACTTTATCTGGAGAACTTGATGCAAACCGTTGACATTCTAATGGTTGTTTGTGTTATCGTATTTATTGTGGTTGCTGTATTCCTAACTATGAAGCGAGTTTCCGACAATGACCGTGTTACCCGAATCATGGCCGTTTCCAAGCCTGGAAAGCCTGCAAAGAGCAAGCGCAGCTATACCAAGCGCAGTAACTACTGGAACAGAGAAAGACAAAAAAAGGCTGGAAAGAAAGCCTAAAACAGCAATCAATCTTAACGATATCGAGAGGGCACCCCTATGAGCGACTTTACCCCTGAAGTCAGGAACAAGGCACTTTGGTCTGGTGATGCAAGACGTTTCGTAGAAGGCAGAGGTGGCGAGGTTTACGCTGAGAAGATCGGCCTGAAGGAAATGGATGATCTAAGTGACGTTGAGGCTGTGCAGATGGGCTTGGTGATGCAGGAGCCAATCATGCGCGAGTATGCCAGGCGCAATCGCATTGAGTTCAAGGATGCAGACTATGCGCTCTACCACCCTCGAGAGTCATTCCTTGCAAGCCACTTCGATTACATCAGCGCCGATGGCAAGACGCTGTATGAGGTCAAGAACCTGGGTGTTCACCAGCGCAAGAAGTATGGTGACGATGGTACTGACCAGATCGACATTGGCTACCGTGTACAGTGCTTGCATGAGGCTACCGTGCATCAGATTGAGTCTGTAGTGCTGGTGGTCTGCTTTGGTGGGCAGGAGATCGTAGGCTATCCGCAGACGTTCAGCCCAGACATGATGGGCATCCATATTAAGGAAATGGCTGAGTTCTGGGGGCGCATCCAGGCACGTAGCTTTGACCCCGATACGATGGGTGATGCTGCCAAGCTGGTGTATCGGCAGGACAATGGCACCAACCTGATTGCTACTCAGGAGCTTGAGCATGACTGTATGCGTCTGGCTGCAATCAAGGCGCAAATCAGCGCACTGGAGAAGGATGAAGCGACCCTGCAAAAGCGTATTCAGGGATACATGATGGAATCAGGCCAGTTGGTTAGCGTTGACGGAACCGTGCTGGCAACATGGAAAACATCGAAACCAAGTAAACGGTTTTCACAAGAGTTGTTTAAGAACGCAATGCCTGATATATTTAATAACTTCGTAGTAGAACAGCAAGGTAGTCGTAGGTTTTTAGTTAAGTAGTTATCCGATTCCTAATTAAAGAGAGGCTATCATGGAAAATGTAGTATCCATTGCGCCACAGGGCGCAGTCCTAGACCCCAAGATTCAAGATTCAATCGTCCTTCGTGGCGATCTATCCGGCCTGTCAGAAGGCCAGAAGCGCGATTACTACCTGTATCGCTGCAAGCAGGTAGGTCTTGATCCGGCTGCCAAGCCGTTCGACCTGCTGACCCTGAACGGGAAGCAGATTCTGTACGCTAATGCAGGGGCTACACAACAGCTTTGCAGTATCCATAAGCTGTCCACACAGATTACCCACAGGGAGCGCGTAGATGGCATCTACGTTGTGTCCGTGCGCTGCACTGGTGCCGACGGTAGGGTGAGCGAGAACCAGGGCGCTGTGGACGTTTCTAGCCTGTCTGGTGAGCGTTTGGCTAATGCCTACCTCAAGGCTACTACCAAGGCTATCCGCCGTTCCGTGCTTGCACATTGTGGACTAGGCATGATGGACGAAATGGAAGTCGAGACTATTCCAGAGGCAAGGCGTACGCCGATGGTTGCCATTGAGGAAACCAAGCCTACCCAAGCCCCTGCTGGCATTGTGTTTATGGTGCCAGGCGCAAAGGATGCCTATGCCAAGTATCCGAATAACGAGGAATGGGTTGCTGGCTATCTGGACATGGCTGGCAAGATTGCCGGTAGCAAGAAGTTTTCTGCTGCCGAGAAAGAAGCAAAGCTCAATGCCTTGGCGGAAGTCAATAGTTTCATCATGGAAACAATCTCTGCCGAAAGCAAGGTGCTGTTTGAGGTAATGGAGCGCGGTATTGCCAAGGTGCTTGCCGACATTAAGGGAGGAAACGATGAGCCAAAACAATGAAATCCTCTCTTACATGGCGAAGGGCAATGCAATTACGCCGATGGATGCACTGAAGAAGTTTGGCTGCTTCAGGCTGGCATCCAGGATCAATGACTTACGCAATGATGGTCATAAGATTCACAAGGTGATGAAAGAGCGTAACGGCAAGCGGTTTGCATCCTACTATCTCATCGAGAGGGCAAAATGAAACTCAAGACGGTTTATCTTAACTACAACAAATACAAAAAAGAATATACGGGAACAATAAGTTTTGAAGATGATGGCGATGAGGTCTGCTTTACCTTAACTGAGGCAGAGGCGTCCGACCTGTCTTATACGTTCCGTGATCGCTTAATCGTTTTCAAGGATCGTTTCAAAACTTTTGCAGATAAAATCGAACAATCAACCAAGGAATAACATGGAACGCGAACGCAAGGAAGGAACAGGAGTACTGCTAACCAATCAGCGGAAGAAGGGTGCTGGCCCTGATTGGAAGGGAGAAATGCGCGTAGAACGTGCCTACGCTGCCGGAGAGATCATCAAGCTGGCAGGATGGACTAAGGAGTCAGCCGTAGGTGTTTTGATTAGCCTGAAGGAAGATAACTGGAGGCCAGCGCAGGAGAACAATGGTAACGTCAATCCTATCCCTGCTAAACGCATTGACGATCAGGATATCCCTTTTAATTAGAACTGGTCTATAATGGTCGCGTTACCCTGCACAGGAGCGAGGCATGACCAGTTCAAAAAAATGTTTCAAGTGCGAGTCCGTCAAGCCATTAACCGAATTTTATAAGCACAAGAAAATGGCTGACGGACACCTTAACAAATGCAAGACATGCACAAAATCTGACGTTACAAAACATCGGGATGAAAACATTGATCGCATCAGAAAATATGACCGTCAAAGAGCAAAACTTGCTCACCGCATTAAATTGCGTACCGATGTTAATAGGGCTTGGAGGGCAGAAGATACTCGCAGGCAAACTGCCCACAATGCAGTTAGAAGGGCAATTATCAAAGGATCAATTATTAAATCGCCATGCGTTAAATGCGGAAATGAAAAATCTCTTGCTCACCATGAAGATTACGGAAAACCTTTAGACATAGTTTGGCTATGTCAGGTTTGCCATAAAAAAAGGCATAAAGAAATGAAAGCTATTTTCTGATGTCTAAGCTATCCAGGCAGCGTGGGGCAGGCTACGAGCGAGAGATTGCCGCTGAAATCTTTGAGGTCACAGGCCACAAAGTCAGGCGCAATCTCAACCAGTATCAGGTCAAGGATGAAGGCGACCTGCTGCTAGGCCAGTTCCTGCTGGAATGCAAGCGCCGCCGTAAGATAGCAGTCTATGAATGGATGGATCAGGCAGAGCGTTCATGCAAGCCAAACCAGACCCCCGTGGTAATTATGAGGGCTGATGGAGAGAAATCGCTTGCAGTTATGCGCTGGCCTGATTTGCTGAAGTTAATCAATGGCGAGGTTTTGCCCCCGCAGTCGCAAGCGGAATCTGGCGCAATGCCGGATAGTTAGGACGTTGACGGGGCGCACGTTTGCGACACGCCCCACCTACAACTAGAGGACACTATGGCTAAGATATTGCCGATTACAAGACAAAGAATAGAGCAAAAAATTGAGCGCGTAACTGAATCTGGATGCTGGATTTGGATGGGTGCCACTCAGGTAAGAGGATATGGAGAAATAATTTCTCATAACAGAAAACTTCTGGCGCATAGAGCATCATACGAGACTTTTGTTGGGCCTATACCAAAAGGAATGTATGTTTGTCATATCTGCGACAACGTTTATTGCGTTAATCCATCCCATCTTTTTCTTGGAACGCAAAAACAAAATCTTGAGGACATGGCTAAAAAAGGCCGCAGCACTAAAGGAGAGAAAAATCCAATGGCAAAATTAAATAAATCTACTGTTCAATGTATTCGTTCTGAAATAGAAAAAGGAAAATCTGATTTAGAGCTTTCTGATTGCTGGAATGTTTGTCGTCAAACAATAAGCAACATAAGAACGCGGAGGACTTGGAAAAATGTCTAAAAATAAAGGAAAAAAAATATTTATAGGTTCGCCTATGTACGGAGGCCAATGCACAGGCGTTTATGTGCAATCGTTGCTTGGTCTGGTCGGCGCTTTGACACAGGCAGAGCATCAAACCATCTGTAATTTCATGTTCAATGAAAGTCTTATCCAGAGGGCAAGGAACAACCTGGCTTACCAGTTCCTGAAGGGTGACGCTGATTACCTGTTCTGGATCGACGCTGACATCAAGTTCCGGCCACAAGACGTTATCAAGATGCTGGAAGCAGACGTTGACCTGATTGGCGGCCTGTATCCGAAGAAGGAAATTAACTGGCAGTCTGTCAGGGATGCAGTCAGCAAAGGCAAGGATAACCTGCAAAACTTTACCGGCAGCTTTGTAGTCAACACTGTTGGCTATAAAGACAATCTGATTGTTCCGGTAGATCAGCCACTGGAGGTCTATGCCATTGGCACGGGCTTTATGCTGGTCAAGCGCAAGGTGTTTGAGGAAATGCGTGAATACACTGACCAGTACTCAAATGACATGAGCCACATGCCAGCAGGGGAGAAGATTTATAACTTCTTCCAGGTGCCGGTCTGCCCTGAAACAAATCGTTTGCTGTCAGAAGATTACTTCTTCTGCAAGCATTACCGAGATCATGGCGGAAAGGTATATGCGGCTCCTTGGTGCCAGCTTGGACACATGGGTACCTATCTGTTCGAGGGTCAACTTGTATCTACTGAGGAGCCGTGCAATGTCTGACGGTGCTGATTGGCAGCAGCAGGCACAGCTTGAGGAGGAGCGCCTGCAAGACCTTATGGAGATTCTGGAGCGCGTAAGGACAGGCACTACTACCGAAGAGGATGCAAGTATTCTGGCGGCAGAGTTAAGGATCGTGGCATAAAAAAACCCCCGCACACAGCGGGGGCAAAGGACGCGAGGGGAGAGTCTCGCGGGAGGACACTTAGCGTTTCTTGGCAGTTCTGGCAGATTGTCTAAAAGCCTTGGCAGTCAAGCCAGCGCCACGGCTTACAGGCAGTTTCTCGCCACGCCCAATAGACAGGCTTACAGACTTCTTAGGCATATGGTCTGGTTCCTTGCTTATCAATAATCAGTCTGGAGTTTCTCGGCTGCGCTCCAGGCAGGCTAGGCACAGAGATATGTGTCCATGAATCAAACTCAAGGATGATCTGGTCAAACGGTACATTTGCCGCAATGCAGGCTTCTACTACCTCACGGGGCTTCATGCCTGGCACACGAATATCCGCAGCACAGCCTAGCCGGTGCTGGCTGGTATCCTTGCTGCCAACAGAGTCGTTCACCTGCTTTGACCGGAAGCCACTGTTAATCATCACTGGCTTGCCGCCCACCGCAGTCTTAACCTGCTGCATCAAGGCGGCAAGGCGCTTCAGGTTCTCAATCTCTTGCTCATTGGGCGTATTATCCCAGCCGTTGCGGTCAGCAGCCTCGGAGCGCGTCAGTTCCTCAAGGGTAAAGTTGGCGGAGAGCGGAGTGGTCATTATTGAGCCTGATATTAAAGATTAGAGCCTTTTCGCAAATTATCTATTGCGGGGATTATTTGCAAATTTTCAAATTCGTGTTTACCGCCTTTTGATAACGGTATTATATGGTCAACATGGAACCTTTCACCTAAAGACATAGCTGTATAAAAGTCTCTAAGCGCATAGACCTGAATAATATTTTTGTCAGTTTCTACGCGAATAAGACTTCTTCGTTTTGCGTTATCAGATAATATTCTCGCTTTGTTTCGCAGCCTGTCATTGCGCTTCCACTTTGCAATTTTTTCTGGGTTGCAAACTCTGTATTTTCTATTTCTTTCAAGTTTCTTGTCGTAGTTTTTCTGCACACTTCGCTTAACAGCGTCCCTATGCGCTTGAGGATTTAGTTTCCTGCGCTCTTTCATTATTTTTGCATAGCAAGATTTGCATCTTCCTTGACGGCCGTCTTTTAGTCTTGAATCAGGACTAAACATGATTAACGGTTTATCAAAACCGCAAGATAGGCATTTCTTCATTGCTTTTTACGCATATCTACTATTTTTTCCATCGTCCTGCCACCAAAATAAAACGACATGATGACCATTCCCCAAGTTCCAAGAAGCTCGACATAGTTGTTGTTGACCTCAATATCCCATGCAGACATCAGGCCGAATACGGTATAAGTGACGAGGATGAACACAAGGGTCATGGGCCGAATGTTCTTCGACAGCCAGCTATCGCTGCCCATGTCAGCCTTCAGGCGCTCGGTAAGCTCATGCTGCTCGGTTACATCTGCGTTCAGTTGAGCAAGCTCTCCGTTTTGCTGCATTTCCAGCAGTTTCAATTTTGCCTGTTCCGCAGCCTGTGCATCAGGGAAGAACTTGTCGATAAGTTTGGCACCGACAGAAAGAAGTGCTGGGATAGGAATCATTTCATTTCACCATTTTTGCTGCCGCTTGGTTAAGTACCACTTTCATAGAATTTATATCGGCAGGTGCCTTTTTAAACCCTACGCTAATGTATCCAACCAGCTTGCCGATTTCAGGCGGTATGGAACCTCGGCATACAAAAGTTACTTCATTCTTCACAAACCATTCGCCTACCTTTGAGGAAGGCTTGAAATCCTCGCACAGAACTTCACCATTCAGCATGGCGACTACTGCCTTGTTCCTGCCGGGGCTTTCATTAAATATACTGCTGACCGTTCCTTCGACAGATTTATTCCTGCCGTTTTTGTCTACAGCCAATATGGTAGTTCTTTTGTTAATCATCAGATTGGCTTGGTGAACAACTGCAACTTCACCGCCGGATTCATTGATTAACGCATTGGATATATCAATAAGTTCAGACTCAGACTTTAAAGACGCCAGCTTATCGTTGGCAGTAATCGCAGGCTTGATAACGTCCCTGCTTTCCCAAGCCAAGAATCCAACAAAAAAGAAAGTAGAAATAACCAATAGCGTAAAAAGTTTAAACGGATTATCGACCCATTTAATCAAGCCTATAACCTTGTCAACAGGGCTTTCCTGCGGAGCAGTTTTTACCGGCGCTTTTTGTTTTCTTACGGCCATGACTACTTCTTCAAACCCTTTAGCGTCTGGGCGAGGCGGGCACGTTGACCCATCTTACCGATAGTCTTACCGGCAACTTCTTTTGCCGATTCTTGCTTTTCGTCTACTTGACTGCTATCGAGGCCCATATCACACCTGCAATCGCAACAATCATAATGCCAGCGGTTTTAAGCAATATCGCCTCTATCCGCCTCAAGCGGGCGTTTATTTGTGCGTATCGCTCGGCGCATACAGCTTCGTGTGAAGATAGTCTGGATGATACGTTTTGAGTTTTTGCAGGCATGATTATCGAATTTGTGCCGCAGTTATGATTACAGAAGGAATTGCAGGATGTGTTGCATTTGCAGTTTCATGCTCAATGATTATGTTTGAATTGTCAGTAAACCATGAAATTTCAACGTAATCACCAGCAGCAACGCTAATCACAAAGTTCCATGCGGCAACAACATACGGTGCATTTGATGGAACAGTTAGCTTAGTATCTGAGTTATCAATGTTATTACCATTGAGTTTGAACCAGACATTTACAGTATTACCGGAACCTCCGCCGCCAGTGTTATGAAATTGCGCGGAAAACTGGATGTTGTAAGTTCCAGCATGGGAAAAGGTGATTTGGCTTTTGGTGGCCTCATCACCTAATTCCATCGTAACGCCATCAGCATCAGCGGTATTTTCACAAAACATCAGGTGTGGAGTCACACCATCGGTTTGATCTAAGCTACTGTAAAAAGACCCGTAGTAACCAGCAAAGTTTGTGGTCTGATTGACAGTGATACCGCCAGCGGTACGTAGCATTACACGCCATCCCCAGGGGTAACATTTACAACGGCAGTTCCAGATGCAGTAGCGCCAGTGAAGTATTGATTTGCGTTAAACGTAAACACTTCAACAGAGTTCGGCATCAGACTGATTGTCGATCCGGTAACGGTTACATTTGCCATCGTTTCTGCGGCATTAGCAGTAGCGCCAAAACCCATGTAAACCGCTACATTGCCAAGGTTGTGAACGCGATACTGAGTTCCACCAATCGTTGACGAAACGGCCTGCACAGCAGTAGGCGCAGAAACGGCAGCGGTAAACGTGACCGTGTTGCCTTGCGGAGTAAACGCCATGATGCCCATTAGATAATCCTCTTACCGCCTGCATTGCCAGGTTTGCTTGTCGGACTCAGGCGCTGATCCGGCGAACCAGAAAAACATTGCATACCCATAAATCCGCCAACAGGATTGGTGCGGGTAGGCTTGCCCATGCCAAAGGTATCGGTGACAGTAGCGTTCCGATAAGCCTCACCAGCAGGGCGGCGATTGCTTTGGGGGCTTTTGTCAGGACTCATATACATTTCAGTCTTTTTGATTGACAGCTTCATTTTGCTTCCTTTCCCAATTAATGCACGGTAAATAAACACAAACGGCAAAGAACGAAGCCATTGCCATCCTCTCCCACGTAGGCATCCACATCACCCAACATGCCAGCAGGAAACTCATAGCCATTGCCAAAACAGTCAACGACCGCATAGACATAATTTCCAGTGCAACTCGAATCATCTTCAACACAGCCCCGTCCATCATTAGTCCTCTCACTCTCCGTTGATAAATTTTTAATCTTCATCATCTTCGTCGCTGGAATAAAATCCAGAACCATACTCATCGTCGATAGCGCGTTGTTTGATTTGCTCTAGTTTTAACGCCCTATCCAGAACCTTTGTCTTATCAGTTAGTGATGCAGTTTCATCTTCCATTACCTGCTTTAGCAGAGTAGCTACAGCCTGCTCTAGTTCTGGACTCAGCCCCTTTGATTTCTTCTTCATCGTTCCATCTTCCGGCTTCCACGTTTATCACGCTTAAACCTAACGCCCATCGGCATACGATCCATAGCCTTCATCGGTGAACGGTATGATTCCGCCTCACCCTCAGACGAACGTGATTTCTCTCGCTTTTCTCGGCTAAGAGAAATCTTGGCCTCATCCGTCATCATATCGTAGTCCATTACCGCTTTCCTTTCCTCATTTTCCTGGCAGTACGTGCAGTACTCAGGGCAATGGCAATAGCCTGCTTCTGCGGCCTGCCACGCTTCATTTCCTTGGAAATATTCTTGCTTACAGATTCCTTACTGTAACCTTTAATCAGGGGCATTTTCAGTCCTTTCAGGGGTTTCAACGCCAATCTGAGTTCCAACTGCTTGCCGGATCATTTTGGCAATCATACGTTCCTGTTCTTGAACGGGCTTGCTCATTACCTGTTTTAGCTTTTGAGGATCAGTAACAATATCGCTAACGGCGGCTCTGATGTTATCTAAGTAATTTTTATATCTTGGAATGGCATAACCGCCACCAAACAGCCCTGCAACACCAGTTGCTAGTGATCCCGGCATAGGAATATCAATTCCAACCGCAGCCATAGTACCTGCAATTGTAGAAAGCATGCCTCCAGAAACTACACCGCCAACTTTCATTTGGTTGACTTCTTCTCGTACCAATCTAGCTAATTCCCTCTCGCTACTTTCTGCGCCAGGTATTTGCGAGGCTCTGGAAACAGCTCGCATAACACCTTCTTGAACCGCCGTGATCTGTCTTACAGCATCATCAATGAATTTCTGCTCATCCGGCGTGTAAAGGCCACTTGCCTTCATCGCAGGCTGTATTTTGTCTCGATATGTGCGCTCAAGACCGCCAACAGGTTCAGTGCCAATAATGTCTCTAATACCCTGCTGGAATACCTGCTTACCTTCAGGTGTTTTACCTAGCGTTCTGCCAGCGGCTTCCATAGCCTGAGAGCCGCCAGTCTTTACTAGCGCCTTAAATGCGTCGGCCTGTTCTTGCTGGCCTCGACCAAGCTCGAATCTACCGGCACGTTCTTCAGTTCTTGCTGCAATCTTTTGCTGAACACCTTGTTCTTGAGCCAACTTCTTTGCATATTGTGAAAAATCAGATTTGATATTTGGAAACTCAGACAGCCATCCTTGATTCGCCTTAATAAATGTCTCAATTTGTTTTGGATTTTTGCCAAGTAATTGTTGACTTACATAGTTTCTTGCAAAACCCTCAACTTGAGCGGCATTACCGCCAGTCAACTCAATAAAATCCCGTACAGTTTTAGGGCTGGAAAATATGGCTTTTGGAATCGCCAACGGATCAGTTTTAAATTCGCCAGTTTCAATCCTCTGTTTCCCAAGAATTTTTTGTCCAAAATCCGTAGAGAACCTGTTGATCGGCTCTGATGCCTTTTGATAATCACGTAGATATTTTTCAAAAGCGCCGCCAGTAACCGTCCTGGTTTCCGCATCAAACGTGCCTCCAGTAAACTCTTTCATCACGTTTTCTACAAGCGTCTTTAAACGTCCAGCCTGTTGCTGTCCAAGCGCGGCATATCCTTCTGCCGGAACGCCACCAGCAGCATCGCCAAGTTCACGGCGTAGGTTCTCTAGTTTCTGGAATGAAACGCCAATCTTCTTTGTTTCTCCAGTGGTAGGGTCAAAAATAATGCCTGTAAGCTCTCGCCTTACCTTATCAATAGCGCCAGAAAGATCGCCCGTAGCTATTGGCAGCTTTGTTTGCGGGTCAACCTTCATGGCCTTCAGAGCCATTTCAGCGTCCTTAAAGGACTCTGTGTTGTTGATCCTAGAGCCAGCAACTTCGGCTTCTCTAGCCATATTAAAGGCAGCATCTTTATTGGTTTTTACCGCGGCCTGACGAGCAGCTTTAAGTTCATCAAGCCTAGTGTTAATTAACTGTCTAGCTTCTTCGCCAATCTCAGTTTCTGACCTCGGCGCACTAATATTCGCCAGCCGTTGCTCAGATGCCTGCGCTAATCTTTCCCCAAGCTCTTTGCCACCAGCACGGATTCCACGCGCCTCAGTTCCAAGAATCTTGGATATTTCAGTAACATCAACCGGCTCAGCGGAAGGCGCACCACGCAAACGCTCTTGCATCTGCCTCATTACAGAAGTGCGTTTCTCAGCGGCCTCAGGCAATGCTGTAATGGCTTCAGGCTCCAGTCGGCGAGTAACTCGTTCAGCGGCCCTCTCAACTCCACCAGGCATCAAGGGCCGCAAAGCACGGCCTACTTGACGCGCAGCACCAAACGGCAGTTCAGCAGCCATTCCTGCGGCAAACTCAGCGCCAATCCTGCCAAGCCTAGAAGTATCTTCAGGTAACACATTGCTAACTGCTTGCGCCGCAGCACCTCCAGCGGCGGCCCCGCCCCCACGCAATAAAAGCTCCGCACCAGTTTTAGGTATAAAAAGTTCTGCGGCTCTAGCCGCATACGGCGCAAGCCTTCCGCCCTTTGTAAGTAACTGAGCGCCCCTTGCTGCGCCACCCAATACAGGTACAGCACTAGCGGCTTGCAAAGCAGATTCAAATACTGAGGGCTTTTCAGGCGTTGGCCGAGCTGCGGCGGCAGCTTTCATTTCCGGCGTAAATCCAGGCTGCTCCGTTGGAATTTGCTCAACTAAAGATTTGTCGGGAACAAACGATCCCTTTTTTTCTTCAGGTTGGTCAGCAACAAAAGCCATTTAATACCTCACTGATAAGTTCCGGTTTGACCGCCGACAGTTACTTTGTCACCTTTTTTAACTTCGCCCCTAGCAGCAGCAGCATCTAATTCATCTACTGATTTAAATGATTTTGGTGCCAGCGATTCTTCAGGCAATCCAACATAAGCATCAATAACGTCAGCAGGTATTCTCAATGCAATCGCTTTACTTCGCTCTCTAGCAACTGCATTGTTTACTAATTGCATTTGTTTGTTCAAATAATCCATTGCAATCGCAGGGTCTGTTGCGGGGCTAATTGTAAATTTCCTGAAATCATCTGCCTCACGACCAGTGAGCGTTGCACCAAACAAAAGGTTTCTAACTTTTGAAACATATTCCTGATAGTCCTTCCACCAGCCAACAGTTTCTGCATTGACTTTTGGTGCCGTTTTAATTACAGAATTTACTACGTCACCAACCGGCAATCCCTTCTCAACCCCAGAAACGACCGCGTTCGCAACCGCATCTGTTGGTGCAATACCAAAATATTGAGGCTTGGCAGACTGCGACATACGAGCCATTGAAACCCTAGTGCTGCCAACATTTTCCAGTTTCTTTTCAATTCCAGAAGGCAAAGTAATCGGTTTTTCTGGCCTTTCACCTTTTGCCGCAGCCTTCGCCAAAGCGACCTCAATAGCAGCATCTGTTTTTGCTCTGGTTTGTTCTCTTGCAATCTGCAATTTGTCAGCAGTATCTGAAAACTTATTGAATTGATCCGCAGCCTTTTGAAGATTGCCAGCGCGGATGTTTGCGCGGATAGCACCTTCACCAAGGCTGGATTCAATGATCTTGGCCTCTGCCAGTGCCGCATTTCTATCCGTAGAAAGCAGTTTCATCATGCGGTCAAACCGCTGTTTCAGGTTGTCATTGAAGTCTTTACGAGCCTTCTCACCTTCATCAAACCGAATCTTGGCGGCAGTAAACTCCTCACGCAGCCCTTGATCTTCGGCTTTCTGCATGTCACGGATGGCTTTAAGCTGTCCAATAGCCGATGTTTTTGCGATGCCACCGACCATTAAGCCAGTAAAGAGCCGTGCAGCAGCGTTAGCGGCATAATCAGAGGCTTTGTATTCAGGCTGCACGAACTCCTGATACGGTTTAATACCAGCCTCTAACTCACTGGCAGCAACCCTAGACTTCTCAGCAATACCTTTTTCTACGTCAGCAACACGCCGCTGGACACCTTGTTCAGCCTGAAATTTGCTGATCTCAGCCTCTTCCTTGGCTTTACTGCTTTCTTGCAGCAAGGCAGGAATTTCCTTCCTGGCAGCAACACCTCGACTTGCAATATCTGTTGCTCCGTAAACACCACCCAAAAGAGCAGGGAGTCGATCTTGTTCACCGTTCATATTTATCCTCTCGGAGCAGGCGCTTGTTGGCGGGTAGAAGCAGTCAACTCACGGCTTAAAACTTCGCCCAAAATATCGCTAAGTGCTTTATCTTGCGCCAACTGAAGCTGCAACGCTCTGGCCTCGTATTGATCGGCAATACCAGCGGCTCTCATACCCTCTGCCATAGCCCTTGCTCTAGCCTCACTGGTGGCTCTGGCGCGTTGTCCAGCCTGGATTCCTGCCGCTGCACTGCCGGTAGCAATGTTGCGCTGGCTTAATCCCTGCCGCGCCCTAGCTTGCGCCGCCTCAAATGCACGTTGCTCCTGCGGGGTCATGCCACCAGCAGATGCCCTGGCCGTAGCTTCCTGTGCAGCAGTACGGAACGGTGCGCCAGCAGCGCGTTCACGGCCAGCCATAGCCTCGGCTTCCCTGCGGCCTCTACGTGCCAGCAAAGCCTGTCCTAATGCTGATGCACCAGCGCCTCCCAAGCGGGTAAGGGTAGGATATTTGTCAGCCGTTTCTTTAGCGCCACGCAAAACATCCTCAATACGTTGACTAACCGTAGGCTCTGTCGGTGCCGGAAGCTCTATTCCGCTAATCGCAGGACGTTCAGCAGGCAATCCACGCATTTCAGCGGGTAATTGCGCCTGTTCCCGCATAAAATCAATGCCAGTAGCTTGTGGTTGCTCCGGTGCCGCAGGCTCAATCGCTCCGCCAAACATCGCGCTGTAATCTGGCGTGGTTCCATATTCAGGAACAAAATCAGCAGAAGATTGATAAAGCTGGTTAATCTCTTCTGGAGTTTCGTAAGAGTAGTCAAAGCCTTCATCTTGAAACTCAGGCAATCCAGTATTCGGATTGGGCTTTCCGCTACCACCAATCCGACGAAGAAGCTCCGCCTCTTCAGGGGTAATGTGCGCTAGGACAGTATCTCGACCCCTGCCAAGCCTACGGATCGTTTCAGCGAGTTCATGGGCACTACCAGTACCGCCACCAGAAAGCATTGCCATTGTTTTCATATTAGAGTCCTAACACTTTACGAAGTCTTAATGATCTACGGTTCCACTCGGCACTTTGCTCATCTTCATCACCGCTAAACATGGGCTGCTTTTTGCCAATAATACCCGTAACTGAACCACTTATCTCACGTGGTGATATAGATTCTTGCGTTACTGAACGTCTTTGTGATCCCGCTCCGCCACCTTGTTCACTTAACAACAATGATGCAATTAACTTGTCTAGGCTAGACGGGGCTTCTGTTGGCTGACGCTCGGTGCCAGGCTCTTCTTCAGGCGTTTCTTCGGTAGGCTCTTCAGCAGGCAGCACTTCCTCTCCTTCAGGCGCTACCTCTTCGCCGCCACCTTCCTCCGGCGCAGCACCTTCACCCGTATCTTCTTCGGCCAGAGCATCCAAGACTTCCTGATCGCCAATAGCGGATTCTTCCGGCATAGGCTCCTCCGGCGCAGGCTCTTCCTCTGGCGCAGCCTCTTCCTCTGCCATGCCCTCTTCAGGCAATACGGGTTCAGGCTCAACCTCCGGCATGGCCTCTGGAATTGGTTGCTCTTCAGGTAACTCTTCTTCCAATGGCAGTTCTACGGCAGGCTCTTCTTCCGGCAGTAATTCACCCATTGTTTCACGTGGAACAACAGCCTCTTCCGTCACGATTGGCTCTGGAACCACGGGCTCAGGCTGTATCGCAGAGATAATTTCCTCTGGAGTAACGGAACCAGCAGGAATGGGTTGCAAAGCAACTACCTCTGGCTCTGGCGCGGGAGATGCAACTACCTCTGGTTGTTGCGGCGCAACAATAGGAGTTTCTTGGGGTTGGGTAACAGCTTCAGTCATTGCCGCCCCAATCTCAGCATCTTCAATATCTGATGGTGCCGTTCCAGCGGTAATGTTATTTACAATGTCTGTTACTTCATTTCTTACGGCGCTAACCCCTGCTGCCACTAGCGTATTGAGAATTGCGTCACCGGCATCGCCGCCAGTAGCCTCTGCAACAATGGCTGAAGTAATTGCCCTTTCTGCTGTATCTGCTACTTTATTAGCCAAATTTGCATCAATTCCAACGG